TTCCCACCGAAGAGAACCTCAGTCATCTGACCAAATGCAGCCAGAACCTTTGTCTTTGTGACCTTAACGAAGACACGAGACTTTTCAGTATTGGTAAAGGCTACATCATCCCCATAGATACCACGATAGTTCCTATAGGCCCTAATCCAACGCTGTTCTTCAACAGACTTTGCATCTTCAGCCTTCTTAAAGCGTTCCTCTACGTAAGAGACAACACCACCTACGGAAGTATCTGTAGATTTGTCACCCTTAGTGTCTGAGATAGCTACCATAGATGCACTATCAGGGGAAATATTCTTCTCTACCATTGTCATATCCAATTAAAGTTAATACCCGAAGGTCTTATCAGCTACTTGAAAACCTGTACGACCCATACTTGTATCATAGTCATGGAGTCCGCTACGAGGTCTAGTCATTACGCCGTATCTTAGAGCATCATACAAGTGATCTTCTGCATGAGTATCCACATCCTCTGAGTTAGTCTTACTTAGTGGTAATGCGGGTAGTTGAGAGATAAGGTTCTTACAAGTATTAAAGATGATCATACGGGGTTCGTCAGTATACTCATCAATCTGCAATCTTCTGTGGATTTCGTTCTTACCAGCGATACGAGAACCCTTACTGCGGTCTGCTGGACGCCAACGACACCCCTTTAGGATCATTCTTTCAGCAATACTAGGTCCAGTATCACCCCGTTTGTGCCACAGAGAGGAGTCAAGTACGCCATAACGCATCTTTTCCCCTTCTTCTAGCTCAAGAACCCTGTCTGCAAGGTCTTCTGCCAGTACTTTAGAGACATAAAGCTCTCTATAGACCACTAGTTGCTCACTTGGAGCCACCGCAAACCACAAAACACCACTGTAAGAGCTGTATCCGTAGTCTGCCGCACGAAATCTAGGCCAATTACTAGGAATATCAAAGGGTTCTGTGGTATGAATCTTGCGATTGAACTCAGAAAAGGCAGCACCCTCAGCCGCATCCCAGTTTCCTTCGAGTAATTGCTTCCTCTGATGCTCTGGAAGAGACAAAAGGTTGGCTTCATACATCCCATCTTCGGCTAGGTAGGGGTTATCGAACAAAGTTGCAGGAATAAACCTGCGTTGGAACAGTGGTTCTCCTTCACGAGAGTGTCCCTTAGGCCACTTAAGGGTATCACCCGTATCAGGATCAGTTGCCCAGAAGGCTTTTCCGGGTTTAGAAGGGTCAATGAAGGCTTTCTTCACCCAACCATGACCTGCACCACCGGGGTTTGTAGTGGCACGTTGGTATAGCTTCAGACCACTGTCCCTAGTAGTACGCAAACGAGAGCGCATATAGTTCCAAGCGTAAGGACTAGCCCATTGGGTTAGTTCGTCGAAGCCAATCCAGTTGTATGCCTGACCTTGGTAGCGAGTAACGTCATCATCTGCGTCCAGATAGCTCATCCAGAGTGTTGCACCGGAGGGTGCTACCCATGTTTTATCTCTTTCAAGGAACTTGATACCCGGAATAGCTTTGGGGTAGAGCATCTTAGAGACTGAGACAAGTTCCCGTAGTTCTTCTGTAGACTTACGCACAAGAAGCATCTTAGCGTGTTCGTTATTCAGGTAGCGAACTGGGTCAGCCAACATAGCGTAGGATTTACCACCACCTGCAGCACCACCATAAAGAACCTCTTGCTCATTTGCAGATAGAAAAGATGTCTGAGGTCCGGGGTTAGGTTGAAAGATTACTTCTTGTGCTTTAGCCGTGTTGATCGTCTGAGGCTTCGGTTGAGCTGGGACTGTCAATACTATCTCTTGTACTGGTTCCACCGATTCGACCTTCAAGTCTTTCGGCCTTCTCAAGGGCTTCTTTGTACCTTTGGGAGAGGTACCGTTGATTTGCAGCTTCTGTCTTACGCTTGTGTTCAAGTCTAACCCTCTTAAACAATCCAACATGGGATATAACTCTTCCACTCTGCTCACTCAACCATGCTGCTACAGCACGATAGGAGTAACGCTTCAAGTGTTTCTTTGCCTGTTCCAGAAGCTCAAGCTCCTTAGGAATAGGCAGGAGTATATCTTTGTCGTTTGGGTCTTCTCCGTACCCAAAGGGAATTACTTTTCCCACTCGTACCACAGGCTTCCACTCATAATGATCACCATTATCAACGGGCTTAGGTAACTTCCATTCTGTTTTAATTTTTGACATACGACTTTGTACTACAGTTTATAAAACTTGTCAATCATTATTCTTGGCAGGTAGGATAAAGAGCGGGGTATCAGTCTCAATCTTGATTTCATCTCTTGCCTTGAAACCACCACGATCCAGCAGGTCTTTAGCTGCCAGCATCTTTTCTTTGTTGCCAAGGGCAGTAGGGTCTTGAAGAACTTCAAACATACTGTAAGCAGCCTTTACCCCAACACGGGCAATAAACTTTCTTGTCAGTACTGCGATCTCTTCTTCTAGACCTTCAACGATCTCTTTGGTAGAGTAGGTTTCACTATAGCCAGCCAACTTCTTAGCTTGCACATAGTTACCCTTAGCCTCTTCAAAGAGTACCGTAAGGAACATCTGTTGCTTGTCTGTAAGTTCTCTTGCCATTTTCTTATCCTACCGGAATAAAGGTTTCGACAACGCTGCCGATAGTGTCTACGTGACCTGCGCTACCAGTTGTAACTCTGATTTGATCTCCTGCAGAAAGGAATATTTGCAGTGGTACAAAAGTAATGTAATCCCCCGCACCAACATTCTTACCAGATAGAAAGTTAGAAAGATATGCTGTTGCTGCTACATATACTTTAATAGTAATTGTGTTTGTACCTGTCACGTTAATCGTATGCAAAAAGGTAAGCTCTGCAGTACAGTTAGCGGGACAGGTATAGATGGTAGTCTCATCCGTAGTCTTAACATCCCCATAGAAGGACTTTGCACGAGTGGCTTTATTCGGGGATGTTAGGTATTGCATTACTTGTTACGCTTCTTCATAGCGGCTTCAATAGCAGCCTTACGAGAGGTAGTAGGATTAGTAGTCGTTGTAGTAGTCTTTTTAATAGCCCGTACTGGAGAAGCACTAAAAGAACTCATGAGTTTTCCTAGCGGAGTACCAGCAGCAATACGCTTTTCACGTTCAGCAGCAGTCTCTGTCTTCTTAGCTGGCATACCAGCAGCAGGACCAGAAGCATAACCACCACGACCAGCTACCGTAGTCTTTTTTAGCCTATCTTGAAGTTGATTATTCCCCATCTTCGCAAAGGCTGTTTGTGTCCCTACCTTAAGTACTTTATTTCTGGCATCTTCACCCGCTGTATTGGTGTTTTTCTTGTTGTCAGTCTTTGTCAGGCTAGCAGGGCGGGGTTGAGGACGAGGAATCTTCTCATTCTTACCAAGATCAGTAGGACGAGGTTGAGGGCGAGCAGAACTCTTCTTCCCTGTCTCACCAGCAATGTTAGTGGAGTATGTTTCACCATCACCACCCTCAGACTTCAACCAAACAAATGTTCCACCAGCACCCTGTGCTTTACGCGCAGCCGCAAATGCTTTTCCAAAAGTTGACTTAGCCATTTTATTATTTACCCTTCTTAGCCATGCCGCCAGCAGCAAAGCCACCTAGAGCTTTCCCAAGACCAAGCATCTTAGCTGCGTCGGGCTTACTCTTAGAGGCTTTGGGCATAGCAGCCTTAGGCATAGCCATAGGAGCTTTAGCCTTAGCTTTAGGGGCCATAGCCTTAGCCTTAGGAGCCATAGCCATAGTCATACCACCCATAGCCATACCTTTTTTAGTTGCCTTCATAGTCATTCTCCCATTTCACAAGAGTCTTCCTCAGACTCGTTAGGTTCCCACGCTTGACACACCCTGAGGTTGTGGCAGATGAAATCAAATTTGGAGCAGTAGCCTCTACCACCACCAGTAGCGTCAAACTTATTGAAGGGCACTACATCCATTGCTTTAAGCATCTTAGGGCTGTCGTTGAAGTATTCGCAATTTGCACAAAGCTGGTTACGAGCATCAGACTCTTCAATATCCCAAATCTCTGCAGCTAACGACCAGAAGGGTTTGTTGTCCCCCGGTTTAGCTGAACCTACTTCAGGGCCTAGATGCCAATGCTTGACCAACCACATAGTGGTATCAAGGTTCTCTTTGGCAGTTGGCATCTCTTCTTCGGGAAGCATAAGTCCAATCATCATTTTACCATTTCACTTTATCAGCCCAGTAAGCAGCAGACATCTTACCTTTTGCAATGTTCTTCCCGTGTCTAGCCTTAAAGCTGGCACGTTTAGCTTTCATCTTATCAGTCTCACCAGCCTTAGGGGCACCAGCGGTAGATGCACCCTGCTCCCCAAAACGAATGGTCTTAATCTTGTCACCCTCTTTAGCAACAACGACATGGGACTTCTTAGGATGATCAGGAGTTCTCTTAGGCTTATTAAAACCCTCAACCCCTACCTTCTCTAGTCTCGAATCTTTAGCCATCTTTTAAACATCCTAAGTATTGATTTAGCTATCTGGTTAGGGGTAGGGAGTATCCATCCTAGGATTAGCATAAGTACTATCCAGATTGGTGTCTCATTGATAGTAACCTTACCCACATTCTCCGCAGTTAGTTTTGTCTGTTGTTCCTGAATCTGAACCATGTGCCCAGAACTATTCTCAATCTTCTGATCCCCAGTAGCAGTAGACTTACCTATCGTTTGGGTTGCAGTTTTCGCTACTTGGGTGTTCGCTGCTACGTTTGGTCCCCCGCCCGTTAAGAGACTCAATGGTCCCTTGCAGCCTGTCACTAGATTTCCCAACACTAGCGTTAGTAAAGCAACTTTAAGAAAACCGATTACCTTTAGAGAGATTGATGTCTGAAGGTAGTATTTGCAAGTTCCAAGGTACGTGTAACCCACAAACATCTTTCCCCCTTAATGGAACAATATGGTCTACTTGATAGGTATAACCAGAGGTAATTTCTAAGTCTCTTGCTAACCAGTGCATTTGATCTATTGCAGCTTTTTGCAGTTCGTTTAACCAGCTTGGTGTAGCTTGCTTAACACTTACTTTTCTTGCCATACTCCAGCTACGACCCCTATGCCTATTAGCTGCGGACCAAGCTGAACGTCTTTTTCTACCGTTATCAGTTTGTTGTTCTTTTGTATTTCGTTCCGAACAGCTCTTTCTATAGTCAGGGTCAGTTAGGTATCTATCTCTTTTACGGAGTTTAGCTATTTCAGATAGACAAATCCTGCACTCATGCTTAAGTTTATCTCTCGTTTTCGAGTGGTTCCCGAACTCTATCAGTGTCTTTTCTTTCTGACACAGCCGACAAACTTTTACTTCCACCTTTTCCAAACCAGTCTAACCCAAAAGCAAGAGCAGCAAACGTAAAGACGGGCCATACGAGGAGTTCAACGACATTGACATCTTTAACCTCCACTACATACATAAACCAGATCATTACCGCGATAGCTAACTCTCTCTTATAAGTCTTCATTTAGAAGCCATATTCTCAATAGTAGTTCTAATAGCTTTGATATTCTCGTCGATACGACCCATAGTTACAGCTTGGTTTTGAACAATCTCTTCCAAAGAACTAATACGGGTATCTTGTCTCACTAACTCTTTAGCATTGTTGTCCACATCACTACGAAGACTAGCTACAAACCAAATCAATGCTACAGTCTGACAAGCAATAGCAAAGATCAATGTAAGGGGAATAGATTTGGAAAGGTGCCAAGACTTGTTTGCATCATCATCAGACATTGGGATAACTCTTTCTGCTCAACTCGTAATGGGGCGCGTCCGGGAAACTCTTCCAATCACCACCCCACTCAAGGTCGACACCTAAGTCTTTAGCAGCTTGCTTCATAGCCTTCTCAATCGGAGGATAGTCCTTCCAATCCCAAGAAATAGGAAAGGGGGTAATATCTACAGCATGACCAGTAATGTGTCTGGAGTGTAGGGTCTTTGACTTACCAGCAGCCAAGAGAGTCTTTTGTCTCTCAAGGGTACGTAGTCCTTCAAGGACAGTAAAATCACTTTCTGAAATAGAAATAGCTCTTTCAACAACACGTTGAAGATCAGGATGAACCCCCTTCAAATTCATTAGGGACTTAGGTCCAAGTTTGTAGCTCATTCCCAATCTCTCTTCCTATCAGGTTCAAAGACATCCCGCTTCTTCAGGTGTCCTTCTAGATACATGGCCCTCTCAACGTGATCAAGGGTGTATCGTACTCCGGTCTTATGATGAATAGCTTCACGAACATAGAAGACATCTGAACGTGGAATGTGTACTTTGCGAAGACTTCTCTCATCGCCATCAGCTACAGCGTTGTAGAACTTCGTAAGCACATCATCGTCTAAAGAATATTTCATGTGTAGTTATACCTTAGGTTCTCCGATAGTCAAGCTCTTTGTTAAAGAGAACGACACAAACATTTATTTTTCATACCCTCTTGAAAGTTAGAAATCTTTACCTATCTTAAGATACATAAAGAGATACATAAGGCTTCTCTTACTTTCTTTCTTACTTAAAGGTATTACTACTTAAGTATCTCATAATGCTTCTCATCATGAACCATGATGATCCTACACGATGTATCTCATTATGTATCTTACTAAGATACCCGCAGTTCTCCTGTTTGTCAATACCTCATTTCAAATAAATCTATAATTCTGTAGTCACCTAGGCTCCTAGCATCAGGATAGACCCGCATTGGAGGTAACACCCTTCCTATACCTATAGGAAGCCATAGGAGGGCCGTACAAAGCTAAGACAGGGCTGTCCTAGGCCACCCTAGCCAAGAGACAACTTGATGCTGTAGCCCCTCTCCTAGCCTCTCTTTAACTGTGGTAGTCTATTACCTCCTTACAAAATAGGTTAAGTTCCATATAACAGGTGTGTACACTGTTAACCTAGAAGCTATCATAGTGGTTAACAGACCTACAAACTACCCCCGCTGTCATTATGGGTATACGCATACCGGGTGGACCCCCCATGGCCCATGCCTGCCCCATGCAAGCGCCGCGATTCCACTAGCTATGCCATGCCATGCAGAATCCTTTGTGTTGTTAGGCCTAAGCCATTGAAAACAATAGGGAAAATATAGAATGAATGATTATAAAATGGGGGTATTGTAACAGAATCTGCAGGGTTTCCGAACGATTGTTCACAAAGGCAAAGGTTATGCAAAGATTAGGGGGAAGCTTACAAGGGGAAAGCGTAGGGGAAAGCCTACAGATAAGATAGGGAAAGACTAATGACTAAACAACCAAAACCTAATCACCCTCACATACGCGCGCGTGTTCCTATATACAAAACACGGGGGATATATTCAGAAAAAAGAATGTGAAACTATTTGCATTTTTCCCCTTGCATCCCGATTCGAAATAATGTTTAGGTTAATTCACGAAAAGACGGCCAGACAGACAGACCTAGGCAAGCCAAGCAAACCTAAAGAGTCGCCTAGCCGATAAGCCCTAGCTAGGTGCAATCTAGTCCTAGCAGATACCGGAAAGAAAAGCCTTGACTATCTAAACGACTAAGACTAGCCTATAAGAACGGAAAGACGAACAAGGTTGGCGAAAGCCTTTACATCTGTAGCTAGATAAGCCCCTAGGGGACATTCGACAACGGGAAGGCTCTTGTGCCAGACCCTAGCGTGGTGACGTGTTCGTAAACTATGACTAGCCTACCGCTCTTTGACAATTGAATAATACCCCATTGCACTAGGCTTAGGCCGATCATGTGCGGCGATAAAAAGCCAAGGTGTTTGCTACCTTGTGGGGGTATGACAAAAGCAATGTGCTATGGGTTTGCACATAAATAAAAGGGCGCTAGACAAGTGCCGCAGACAGACCTAAGACTATCTTAATGTCAGACCTACGGGTCTGATTATAAGGTAATCTTGCCTTGATCCTTAAAGGGGAATGCTATGTTTATGATTCTTGCCACTAAAGCCTTGAATGACGGCACTAAAGGCTTTCGGTTTAATGTCCTAGGCTTGAAAGGATTAACCCGCAAGCGCAAGGTGAAAAGCAATGGGTGGAAAGTGTTAGCCAAAGATTGCATGACTATTGTGCATATGGGCAAGCGCACTCTATACCTTGAACACGGAGGCACAATTCGTAAACTTCGCCACTTTGCGGGTTGACATAGTTTTACCCCCGTGCTGTAGTGTGGGGGTAATGATATGCAAACCTTAATCAGTGGAGAATGCTATGTCTTGGAAAGGTAATCTATTGTCTTGTGGCGGGAACGCTAAGACAGTGAAAGGTGACGGCTCAGAGTATCTAACCGCCATTATGTATCTTACCCCGTTCAAAAGTGCAGGGATAAATGTTTGCCCTATGGCAGAGCAAGCGGCTTGCCTTGAAGGCTGTCTTAATACGGCGGGGCGTGGTCAAATGTCTAGTGTTCAACTAGGGCGGGCGCGTAAGACGCAATGGTATGCCAGTGATAGACAAGGTTTTATGGGTCAACTATTCGCCGATCTAACTAGCTTTGTGCGCCATTGTGCCAAGCAAGGAATACAGCCTTGTGTCAGACTAAACGGCACAAGTGACATTCGGTGGGAATTAATAGGTGTAGGCGGCTTTGCTAATATCATGTTAGCCTTCCCTAGTGTACAGTTTTATGACTACACTAAGATTGCCAACCGCAAAAACCTACCACCTAATTACCACCTAACGTGGTCCTATAGTGGGGCGAAAGAATCCTATGCGATGCAGCACGCTATCGCCAAGGTGAACGGGTTGAATATCGCGGTGGTATTCCGCAAGAAAGAGAATATCCCGCAAGAATACCTAGGCTTGCCCACCATTGACGGGGATAGGGACGACCTACGCTTTCTTGATCCTACAGGTGTAGTCGTGGCGCTATATGCCAAAGGCAAGGCTAAGGTTGACACAAGCGGCTTTGTGGTGGGTTGACAGATTATTGCCCCCGTCTGTGCCTTATGGGCGGGGGTAATGATAAGGCAATCAAGCCTTTAAAGGGGAATAGATCATGGCTTACAAGAGAGTGATTTCCCGTAGGGAAAAAGAGGCGCGTCACCTAAGGTGGATGACGTTCATGGTATGGATGCAGGTGGCTGTCGTTGCAGCCTTTGGGGTGGTCGCCATCGTGGTGTTCAAGCTATGATTTGGTGGGTAATGGGTGTGGTGGTATGCTATGCCGTTGTGTGGGTGGTGTGATGGTCTATCTTGTGTGGTTTACGGATACCTGTGGGCAGGATGATCTTGTGCGCCTCTTTTCAACAGAGGATGGGGCTAAGGCTTTCATCAAGGAACATTCCACCTTTGGCAATGAGGGCTTGTGGTATGAGGGGCTAGAGGTATCATGAAAATATCGCGCCGTGAAAGAAAAGCCTTGCGTGCTGATAAGTGGTGGGCTAGTGTCTGGCTTGTGCAGATGTGCATGGATCAAAAGAGTATGCAATACCTTGACTGGAGGATGTGAGATGCAGATCACTAGAACGTCGACGCTAACAGGTGTGACCCGCACTATGGACATTGATGTGCAGCCGCACGAATACTACGCTTGGTTGAATGGTGGGCTGATCCAAAACTGTATGCCCCACCTAAGTGTGAGTGATCGTGAGTTCCTGATCTCAGGTGTGACTGATGATGAGTGGGAAAATATGATGTATGAGGAGTATGCAGAATGAACGGCTGGATAAACCATGAGACTTGGCTTGTGAACCTGTGGCTTGGCGATAGCTTTGTCGAACAAGCAGAGGATGGGCAGAAGATCACTGAGGATTTTATCCGTCAGACAGTGTACTGTTTGCATGATAGTGTGCAGAACCTTGATCCACTAATGGCTGATCTACTCAGCACTGCCATAGGTTCGATCAACTATCGTGAGATTGCCAAGCACTATGTGTCGGACCATCCGACAGTAGAAGATGATGAGGAAAACCTAGAGATTGATCTTGATGGTGGCCTCAGTGCGGAGGATGACTATGATGGTGATCCTGACGACGACGATGGTGAATATGATGATGATCATTACCATGACTATCAGGATGAACACCCTGAAGAACGGCTGGGGTTTATTTGATGCTGAACAAGCGTGATTTAATTCATGATCTGATGCGACTATTCAATCAGGTAGAGGAGGTGAAGGTTAATCAGTGGACCTTTGTGTTTGATCCCTTCACCGGATACTATGCCAATGATGGTGAGAAGTTCTACAAATCCTTTGATGATCTGGCTGGCATGGTGGATGATATGTTCAAGGATGGGTGCTTTGATGAGTGACCCTATCCTTATCCCTACCTACCGCACACTTGTATGGCCTTGGTCTGATAAGATGGTGCGTGAGTTCTATGATATGCACATGGACATTACCTTGCGTGAGATGGCTGGTAGGTCTGGGCATCCTGTTGAAAAGCTTAAACAAATCCTGATGGGAGTGTGAGATGAAACTATTCGTGAATACTAAAGTGCAGGGTGGTGAAGTGTTTGCTGCCCGTAGTGTAGTCAAGCCTGCAAACAAGACATTGCATGAGCCTACTGACATGGTGATCTGCAACCCTTATCGTCGGGTGTATGTTGATGAGAGTGGGTTGTATGTGGTGTGGAACAAGCGCAAGTCGCCTGTCTATATGGTGTCCTAAGATGATCACCGATACCATGTCTAATCGTGTGCAAGCAATCTTCTTGAAGGGACACCTTCGCCTACTAGCAGTGGGCCTACAGCCGCCTCGTGGTGTGCGTAAGGGTGACATTCTCAAGAAGGCAAGTGCCATCACTGGTGTGACCTATGCCCGTACTGGGTACATGGATGCAGCAAGTGACTTGCAATCCTTCTTGGATACCTGTAAGGGTTAACAACGTTAACTACCTATAGCTCAGTTGGATAGAGCAAGAGTTTTCTAAACTCAAGGTCAGAGGTTCGAGTCCTCTTGGGTAGGCCAATTTAAACCATGTGTCAGGAGACATGACATGAGAATGAACACCAGCCTACGCACTGTGGACAACAACAGCACATCATCCACAGCCTTCACCATCCAAGCCTCAGGTAAGATGTTCCACATGGTGATCAGTGGCCTGTACTCCAACAAGCCGCAGTCGATTACCCGTGAGATTTGGTCCAA